CAAACTTTGCGATGCCTTCAGAAATATGGCAAATATCTAATGATAGTTGGGACGAAGATCAAATAACTTTTGATACTAACACTATAACTTTTGATGTGGCCTAAAAATGATTATAAATAGTTCAAAAGATATTGTTGTCACAATAAATGATAAAATTTTGGAAGAAAATGAATATACTATTGATAAAAATGGTATTACATTTTCAAAGGCTCCAGAGGCAAACGATAAAATATCTATAAAGAAAAGAATAGAAGATGGTAAAACAGATAATTAATGTAGGTACTACGGTAAATGACGGAACAGGTAGTCCGATACGTACAGGTGGTCAATACATAAATTCAAACTTCACAGAAATATATAACGCACTTGGTGATGGTTCAACAATTACATTTAACTCTGCCACAGTAGCAACATTAACTGGAAGTGAAACTTTAGAGAATAAAACAATTGATTTAGACTCTAATACAATCACTGGAACAACAGCAGAATTTAATACAGCACTACAAGATGGTTCTTTTGCGACTTTAGCGGGTTCTGAAGCAATTACAAATAAGACTTTTAATACTACTAATACATTTCCATCTATTTCTTTATTAGATGAGTCTTCAACATTAGGTTCAATATCATTAGGTGGTACTTTAAGAATTGATGGTGATTCTAGTATAGACGTATCTGTGTCAAGTAGTACATATACTGTTTCATTACAATCAGGTATAGATGCAACTAAAATCGCTGATGGTAGTGTATCTAATACAGAATTTCAACATTTGAATGGAGTGACATCAAATATTCAAACACAAATTGATGCAATTTCAGGAGGATTGCCAAGCTTAATAGCTGCTATCGCTTTAGGATAGTTTATAAAACTTGTATAAATATGAATAAGGAAAAAAGAAAATGCCAGCAATTATAACAAACAAATTCAGGATTCATAACGCAGAACAATTTTATGAGTCTTTTTCAGAAGCGTCACCAAATGTCTATTATTTGACTATTGGAAGACCTCAAGCTTTTGGTACAAAAACAAGAGGAGACGGAAGAACAGTTAATGAAGGTTCTGATGTTTCGCCTTTAACACCAGCAGATTCAATCGCAGATGAATTTTATTATTATGATGATTTTCTAGCTGCTAAAAAAATTACTTCTTCAGATATAGGTTATGTAGTTCCTAGAAGAAACTGGACGACTGGCACAGTTTATGATTATTACAGACACGACTACGGAAATAGAATTACAGGTACAACAACTACACAAACAGCTGATAGTGGTGCTTCTACATTATGGGACGCAACTTTTTATGTTATGACTGAAGACTTTAATGTTTATAAGTGTTTAGATAACAACAGTGGAGCAGCTTCTACAGTTGAACCTACAGGTACATCAACATCAATATTATCTACAGGTGATGGATATAAGTGGAAATATATGTACACTTTATCAGCATCTCAACAATCAAATTTCTTATCTACAGATTTTATGGGTGTTGGTACAGATGCAACAGTATCTTCAGCGGCAGTTGATGGAGCTATTAACATTGTAAAAATTAAATCAGCAGGTTCTGGTGCTTCAGTAAATAATACATTTACAAACATAGATATTCACGGTGATGGTACTGGTGGAAAAGTTTCTGTCACTACTACAGCTGGTTCAGTATCAGCAGTTTCTGTGACAAATGTTGGTTCAGGTTATACTTACGCTTATATTAGAAACGCAGACATAGTGACTGCTGGCGCAACTGACTTAACAGGTGCTGAATTAGATTGTATTATAGAACCTAAAGGCGGACACGGATTTAATGCCGTACAAGAATTAGGTGGATACTTTGTAATGTTAAATACGACCTTTGAAGGTGCTGAAACTTCAAACTCTGGTGACTTCACAACAGATAATGATTTTAGACGTGTTGCTTTATTGCGTGATCCAGATAGTGGTGGTTCAGCTGCTAGTTCAACAACATTAAGAGGTACAAAAGCAATATTATTATCAAGTGCTTCTGGCACATTTACAGTTGACGAAGAAATTAATCAAGCGACAACAGGCGCTGTAGGTAAAGTTGTAGAACACGATACAGTTAATAGTATATTATACTATATACAAACAAGATTTAATGATGAGGGAATAGATAGTGATGGTGATTTAACAGCGTTTTCTGGTACAAATACAATTACAGGACAAAGTTCATCAGTCACTGCAACTCCATCTAGTTCAACAACCACAGTAGATAGTATTTCATTTACAAGTGGTTATGCTGGTTCAGAAATTGATGAAGATACTGGTGATGTACTTTATGTTGAAAATAGATCGCCAATTACAAGAGCTTCAGATCAAACTGAGAATGTTAAATTAATAATTGAATTTTAGAGGGAAATAAATGCCAAGTCCATCAGACTTTAACCTCTCGCCATATTATGACGACTTTACGGAAAGTAAGAAGTTTCATAGAATACTTTTTAGACCGTCATTTGCAGTTCAAGCGAGAGAATTAACACAGTCACAAACAATCTTACAAAATCAGATTGAAAGAGTATCTGATCACCTTTTTGATAAAGGCGCTATGGTTATTCCTGGCGAGATTGGATATGATTTAAATTACTATGCTGTTAAGTTAAGTAGTATTGGAAGTGGTTTTACTTTATCAGATTTTAATACAGGAGATATTTTAACAGGTGGTACTTCTGGTGTCACAGCAACAATTGTAAATAAAGTTGCAACTGATGGAACAGATCCTGATACTCTTTATGTAAAATATACAGCAACAGGAACAAATAATTCAGATATAGTTTTTTCTGACAGTGAAACAATTACATCAGATGCAGATACTCCAGTGACTGCTGTAGTAGATACAACTGCTACTGGTTGTGCCGCAGAAATACAATCTGGTGTATATTATATAAATGGATTTCAAGTACAAGTAGATAATCAAGTTTTAATATTAGACAAATACACTAATACGCCTAGTTATAGAGTTGGTTTAACTGTCACAGAATCTTTTGTGACACCAAATGATGATGCAAGTTTAAATGATAACGCTGCTGGTTCATCAAACGTAAATGCTCCAGGCGCTCATAGATTTAAAATAGATTTAACATTAGCTAAAAAAACATTAACATCAACAGAAGATTCAAACTTTGTAGAATTATTAAGATTATCAAATGGTATTTTACAAAATCAAGTTAGAACAACTGAATATGCTGTATTAGAAGATACACTTGCAAGAAGAACCTTTGATGAATCAGGTGATTATTCTGTAAAAGAATTTGATTTAGATTTAAGAGAAAGTTTAATATCAGGAAACAATAGAGGTATTTTCACAGCATTAGAGGGTGGATTAGAATCAAAATATGTTGCTGGATTAGGTCCAGGTAAAGCATATGTTAGAGGTTATGAAATCGAAACTATAGGAACAAAATTTATACAAGCAAATAAAGCAAGAGAGTTTGATACACAAAATAATTTTAACACTAGATTTGATTTAGGTAATTTTGTAAATGTCACAAATGTTTATGGATCGCCAGATATTGGATTTGTGACTGGTGATGTAGAGGCATTCAAAAGAGTTAATTTATATAAAGAAGCAACTAGTGTAAGAGGAACAGAAAACGCAAGTTCAGAATCAAGTATTAACACAATCGGTAGAGCAAAATCCAGAGGTTTTGAATATTCATCTGGTACTGCAACATCAAATATATTCGCAAGTTCAAGTTTAACATCAGCAATATACAAACATTATTTGTTTGATATTAATATGTTTACGCACTTGAATATCACAACTAATCAAAGTTTTACAACAGGTGAAAAAATCACAGGTAATACATCAGGTGCTATCGGTACTTTTGAAAGTATTTCTACCACAGAAAATCAAACAGTAAATGCTATTTCATCAGCAAGTCCAGGAGTGGTGACTATATCTGGTGGTCATAATTTTAAAGAAGGTCAACAAATTACATTAGCAGGTACTTACGAAGTAGATTCAACTGCTGAAACTTCAAATGTTTATACTGTAAGAAATCCAGATGCAACTACTTTTGAGTTGTATGATACTGATGGAACTACAGCAATAAATGTCACAGGATTTACCTCAGCAACAGCAACACACGGCGTTGTTATTATTTCTAGCACAAATGGTACATTTACAGCAGGAGAAACTATTACTGGTGGAACATCAAGTAATACAGCTGTTATACAATCAGATGCTGTAGGATTAAACGGAGTACAAACTTTTGATTTTCCTAAAGTTAAACAAATTGGAATGGCAGGATCACCAACTTATACTGCTGACACAGCATTAGATTCTACAGGCGGTGACAATTATGTAATTACAGGAACACTTGATATTGGTTCAGGTTCAGCAAGTGTGACAGGTATTAATACAAGATTTACAACAGATTTATCAGTAGGCGATTCTATCTCATTTACAAATGATAATGGTAATACAGAAACTAAAATAGTTGAAGCTATTATTTCAAATACTAGTTTAACATTAACAAGTGTCACTGCTGCTGCTTCTACTAAAACAATTGCAACTAGAAGAAGAGCAAAATTACAATCATCAGAAAAAAATATTTCTATATTTGAATTACCTTATTCAACTATTAAAACATTAAAAACAACTGCAAATTCTGGTATTACAGATACTAACTTTGAAGTTAGAAGACATTTTACAGCAACATTATCATCAAATGGTGATGCTACAATTACGGCAGGTACAAATGAAACATTTAGTGCTTTAGCTGAATTAGATTTTTCAGTTTCAATTATGACTTTAGGTGCAGGTACTTCAGGTGCTGTAGGTGATGTGTTAAGTTTATCAGGAAATAACCACGAAGGTGACCCTATTTTTGTATTAGGTGGTTCTCCATCAGGTAAAACTTTAACATTAGATTTTGGTACTGATTATCAAGGTCATAAAGTTAAAATATTAGCAACTGTTAGTAGAAGTGTTGCAGGTTCAAAAACTAAAACTTTAAATTCAAACTCAACAGTACAAATATCTACTTTAGCAGCAGTTAATAAACAAGGTGGTATAAGTTTAGGTAAAGCAGATATTTACCAATTAAATGCTGTTTATATGTCAGCAGATTTTAGTACAAATGCTACAGCAAGTGATACAAACATCACAGATAGATTTGAATTAGATAACGGACAAAGAGATAATTACTATGACGTTGGTAGAATTAAATTAAAACCAGGTGAATTAACACCAACTGGTAGAATATTAATAGATTTTGATTATTTCTCTCACGGTTCAGGTGATTATTTTGATGTTGACTCATATTCAGGTGTAGTTGATTATGAAAATATACCAAATTATACATCAGATACAACTGGTAAATCATATGAGTTAAGAGATTGTTTAGATTTTAGACCAAGAGTAGATGACGCAAGTACAATTAATTCAGGTGGACAAGATAGAAGTTATGATGGATCAGGTGCATCAACAATAGACATAGTTAAATTCAATTCGAATGTATCTACTGACCACGAATACTATTTGCCTAGAATAGATAAAATATTTTTAGATAAAGAAGGTAATTTTAAATTTGTAGAAGGTGCTTCTTCTTTAAATCCACAAGTTCCAAAAGACCTTGATGGTGCGATGCACTTATATACTTTAGAAGTTCCAGCTTACACATTATCAACTGAAGATATAACAATTAAAAAGGTTGATAATAAACGTTATACAATGAGAGATATTGGTAAACTAGAAAGTAGAATAGAAAGTTTAGAATATTATACTCAATTATCTTTATTAGAAACACAAGCACAAAATTTACAAATACAAGACGCAGATGGTTTTGATAGATTTAAAAATGGATTTATCGTAGATAATTTTACAGGTCACAACATTGGTGATGTTGGTAATGCTGATTATGCAGTATCAATGGATATGGCAAAAGGTGAGGTTAGACCTACATTTAATGAGGACGCAGTACAATTAATCGAAAGAGATGATGATGGTACAGCAATAGTTGCAGCTGATAGAACAGCAGCAAACTATCAAAAAACTGGTGATCTAATTACTTTACCATATACAGAACAAACATTAATAGATCAACCGTTTGCAAGTAAATCAATCAATGTAAACCCATTTGAAGTGTTTACTTGGTCAGGTAATATAGAATTAACTCCACCAACTGATGAATGGAAAGAAACAGAAAGAGCACCAGAATTACTTATTAACAATACAGGTGCTTTTGATACTCTTGCTTCTAATTTAGGAAACGCATCATTAAATGGTATAGAAATTGGAACAGTGTGGAATGATTGGCAAGATTTTTGGACAGGTGCTCCTAGAGATGTTGCAAGTAGAACTATTAGTGGTCAACAAAGATCAGGTCGTAGAGTATTTGTTAGAACAGAAATAGAAAGTCAACAAGCTGTATCTCAAACAAGAACAGGTGTAAGACAAAGATTAGTTCCTCAAGTTGTAAGAAATTCAATAGGTGATAGAATAGTCAATGTTGCTTTTGTTCCATTTATAAGAAGTAGAACATTAACATTTACAGCAACAAGAATGAAACCTAATACAAGAGTTTATCCGTTCTTTGATAATATAGATATATCCTCATATACTACTCCTGACGGTGGTTCTTTAGGTGGTAGTGTAATAACTGATTCAAATGGTGCAGTGTCAGGTACTTTTGCAATACCTGATCCAACTAATAATTCAAATCCAAGATGGCGAACAGGTCAAAGAGTATTCAGATTAACTAGTTCATCTACAAATGATACTACAAGTGAAGTAGAAACATCAGCAGAGGCAGAATATATTGCTAGAGGTATATTAGAAACTGTACAAGAAACAATTATTTCAACAAGAGAACCAAGAATTGAAAGAGAAAGCACTGTTGAAAATAGAACGATTACTAGAACATCTACAAGAGAATCAACAAGAACAGTAGGCTGGGTTGATCCACTAGCTCAAACATTCTTAATAGATGATGAAGGTGGTGTATTTGTCACTTCTATGGATATATACTTTGGCTCAAAAGATACAAATATTCCTGTCACTCTACAAATAAGAGAAGTAGTTAATGGTTATCCTGGAAAGAAAATTCTTCCTTTTTCAGAAAAAACTTTAAATCCTAGTTCAGTAAATGTTAGTACGGATGGAACTGTAGCAACAACATTTACTTTTGATAGTCCAGTTTATTTACAAGAAAATACAGAATATTGTTTTGTGGTTTTAGCAAACTCAAATAATTACACAGCATATGTTGCAAGATTAGGTGAAACTGCTTTAGATTCAGATAGAACAATATCACAACAGCCTTATGCAGGGGTACTATTCAAATCACAAAATGGTTCTACTTGGACTGCAGAACAAAACGAAGATATGAAGTTCAAAATTAAAAGAGCAGAATTTGAAAATGTCACAGGTACAGTCACTTTAACAAATGACGTATTACCAGCTAGAACATTAAAAAATAATCCATTAAGAACATCAGCTGATAGTACAGCTATTATTACTGTTTATCACCCTAATCACGGTATGCATGGAACATCAAATAATGTCACTATTGCAGGAGTTCCATCAGGAACATATAATGGAATATCTGCTGATCAAATTAATGGTACTTACACAGCAATTGGAAATGTCACTTTAGATAGTTATACTTTAGATCCAACAAATAATACAAGTTATGTAGGTGCGATTGCTGTAGCAACAGCTGCTGGTGACATAGGCGGAAGTGCAGTCACAGCAACTCAAAATAGATTATACGATATATTAAATTTAAGTTTACAAACTATGACTTTACCTGGAACAAGTATTGCTTATCAAATAAGACCCACAACTGGTAAATCTGTTCACGGTTCTGAATCAGAATTTTCATTATCATCAGCAAGTAATGCAATTAATGTAATCGCAAATGATAATATTTATTTTAATGCACCTCAAATGGTAGCAAGTTCTATTAACGAAACAAATGAAATGTCAGGAAGTAAATCTCTATTTGTGACATTAGATTTAGCAACAACAAATACAAAATTATCACCTGTTTTAGATACACAAAGAATAAGTGCGTTTACAATTCAAAATAGATTAAATGATCCAACTGAAAGTAATACGCCTAACTTTGTTGCTTGTACAGAAAACGAAGGAACATCTTGTAGTACAAAATATATTACAAGACCAATTACTTTAGAAAACGCATCAACTGCTTTAGATGTTAGATTGACTTCAAATGTTAGATCAACTTCTAGTGTAGAATTATATTACAGAATTACTAGTTCTGAAGAAGTAAGAAACATAGAAGATTTAAGTTGGATACCATTTAATGGTGACGGTAGTGAAGATACAACAGTCACTCCAGCTGAAGATGATGAAACATTTAAAGAATACAAATATTCTGATACAGGATTACACGATTTTACAGCGTTCCAACTTAAAATTGTGATGAAAGGAACTAATTCAGCATATCCACCTAGAATTAGAGATTTAAGAGGTATTGCTTTAGCAGTTTAATAAAATGGCTAGATTAAAAGTAGAAGGATATGAAAATTTAATTAGAGATACCAGATCAAATGGTATCGTTAATACAAATGTAAGCGAATATCAAGTTTATATGGCAAGAGTGAGAGCGAGAGAGAAACACGGCGATCAAATTAGAAGTGCTGTAAAGGAAATAAATAATTTAAAAGCTGAATTAAGAGAAATTAAAAATTTATTAAAGGATTTAGGTAGTAAATAATGGCTTTAAAAAATGTAGCAACAACTGATACAATTAATACGTTTAGAACAACGTTTAATGATCTTGCGATAGATGTAGGCGATTTAAATAATCTAACTACAACTGCGACAAGTAATTTAGTATCTGCTATCAATGAAGCTGCGGGTTCTACTAATAACTTTATATTAAGAGATGAAACATCAAGTGTATCAACAATAAATGGAGGGGATACTTTAAATGTAGTCGGTAGTTCAGGTATTACAGCGACAGTATCTGATCCTGAAACATTGACTATATCACTTGATTCTACAATAACCGGATTGACGAGTATTACATCAACGACTATTACAGATGGTACTTTATCAATTAATAGTGGTTCTATATCTAGTGCAGTAAATGTCACTGGTAGTGGAACTGCGAATTTTACTACAGATGTACAAGTTAATAGTGTATCTGTTGCAACAAAACCCTTTGCGATTGCTCAAGCGATTGCTTTAGGATAAGAAATATATAAATAGACTCAAGGATTATTAAAAAGTTTTATAATACGAAATTTATTTTTATTCCGTGTGTTTATAAAGTATAAATAATTAACATAGAGGAAAAAGAAATGGCAAACGACTTTAAAAGATATGTAGCAGCAGATGTAGGTACTAGTACAGGTGCATCAGGAGACGCTGTTTACACTACACCTGCCGGCGCAGGTTCAACTGCATTAGAAACAATCGTTATCGGTATCTCAGTGTGTAATAAAAATTCAGCTGAGAGAACAGTAGGTCTATTTTTAGACAACTACGATGGTACAAACGATGGTTATATTGTTAATGGTTTAAAAGTACCTGGTAATACAACTGTTGAAATAATGCAAGGTAATAAAATCGTTCTTCAAAACAATGGTACAGCGGGTGACGTATTAAGAGCAGAAGCTTCTGCAGGTACATCAATTGATGTTGTAGCATCAGTTTTAGAAGACGTATAATAAAATTTTTTTAGAAAGATTTTAAAAATGGTTAGATACATAAACGGAAAAGATAGACCAACAGAAATAATTACAAGAGCGCCTACTTGCGATGGGTCTACTACAGGATTTATAGTCACTCAAGGAATGACAGAAGATAAGGTTATTGTGACTTTAAATGGTGTGACTCAATCAAAAACAGACGACTTTTCTATTTCTGGAACAACATTAACAATGGTAGTGGCACCAGAATCTACTGACGATTTAGTCATTAGAGAAATGCCAGTATAGAGGGAATTATGGCAGGGAAAATTAGAAATACAAATTTAAATCAGAGTGTAATATCTGGTCATACTGAAAATGTCACTGGCCAAGTTGCTACTGATGATAAAGTTTTAATATTTGATACGAGTACAAATAGTATTAGAAAAACAAATACATCAAATATAGGTCTTCAAGCACCTACAATTACAAATGTTTCTCCAACTTCAGTTCAAAGATTAGAAGGAGCAGGAACAGTGACTATCACAGTCACAGGTACAGGTTTTAATGCTGGTACTACAGCAAAATTAATCACTAATGGTGGTTCAAACGTTTCTTTTAACTCTGTCACTATTGATTCAGAAAGTCAATTAACTTGTGTTGCAAATAGATCAGTATTTTTAAATGCTAATGAACCTTATGATGTAAACGTTGTCAATGGTAGTGGTTTAAGTGTCACTGCTGAAAATCAAATTAACGTAGATGGCGCTCCTGTGTTTGTCACAGCTGCAGGTTCTTTAGGTTCTACTAGAGGTGGTGGAGATTTTATAATTGAGGCTTACGATCCTGAATCAGGAAGTGATCCATCTTTTGTACTTGAATCAGGTTCATTTCCTCCAGGTATGAGTATTACAAATATTGACTCTGGAAGATGTACAATTGGTGGGGTAATTTCACCTACGCCTTCAAGTGATACTACATACACATTTACAATTAAAGCAAATGATGCAAACTCAAACGTATCATTTAGAGAATTTTCAATTACAGCATTAGGTCCAAGTTATACAACATTTACAGCAGATGGTACTTTTAGTGTACCAAGTGGTTTAACAGCTGTTGATGTACTTGTAGTTGCTGGTGGCGGTGGATCGCAAGGTTTACCAGGTTCAGGTATTAATAACCCTGACCACATTGGAAACAATGCTGGTGGTGGTGCCGGCGGACTAATCTTTATGCCAGGTTATCCAGTGACACCAGGTGGAACAGTTTCAGTGACTGTTGGTAATGGAGGGTCAGGTAGTTCAGGACAAGATTCAGTATTCGGAACACTAACTGCAGATGGTGGTGGATCTGGAAAAATGGGATTCTACATTATCGGATACCAACCAGGAACACCAGGTGGTTCTGGTGGTGGCGGAGGCCGAGGAAGAGACTCTGGAGGCCCTGCAGGTACTGGTCAACAACCAACTCAACCAGGTAATTCAGGAGCATACGGCTTCGGAAATCCAGGTGGTTCCCAAGGTGGTGGGGGCGGTGGCGCTCAACAACCAGGTGCACCAGGAACTGGTGGTAAAGGTGGTGATGGTAGAGCATACACTATCGGAGATGGTTCAACTCCAGTCGTATACGCTGGTGGCGGTGGTGGAGTATCTGGTGTAGGCGGAGACGGTGGCGGTGGCCCTAATCCAGCACCTACTGTACCAAATCCAAAAGACGGTCTCGCTAATAGAGGCGGTGGTGGAAGAGGTGGTTCTCAATCAGCTGGTCCAGAAAACGGTCCTAAATCAGATGGTGGTTCTGGCGTAGTTATCGTCAAAACATAAAAAATTAAAAAAGGGCGTCTTAAATGGCGCCCTTTTTGTATCTACATAAATAACTTTATATTAACTTATAAAGAGGAGTGAATAACAATGGCAAGTGAAGACACAATACAAAAAGTATTTAACCAAGACTTACTAAACAACGAAGACTTTTTAAGAATTATTAGAGAACTAATATCTGATTTAGAAAAAAGACCTGGTATACCAGCGGATATGGTTGCTCAAGAATTAAAACAAAAGTTTAAATTAAAAGATATACCATCATTAGATTTAAGTAAAAATCTTTGGCATCAATGTACTGATAATATACCTAATTTTGAAGGTATGCCACAAGGATATAGAATTACTATAAAAGAGGGTGGGAAAAAAGTAAAAATACCATTATTAGCATATACAGTTGATTTAGGACACGGTGAAGATATTATTAAAAAGATAGTTGAGAATTATAATAAAATAAAATAATATTATAATTTATATTATGCAGAATCATTTTAGTTATTATTATTTTAAGTCTGCTTTAACACCAGATCAATGTCAACGTATAATTGATTACGGTAATTCTTTAATTGAAAAAGAAAAAAAGCAAGGTCATAGTACAGCTGCTGTGACATTTGGAAATAATCATAAACAAGCTTTTGATGAAAAAGGTATTAATGTTCAGCCTTTAGGTGATAAAACACACGAAGATGTACAGAAAGAATTAAATACTGATATTACTACAGGCAAAACTTATGTTAGAGATAGTGAAGTTGCTTGGTTTAATGATCAGTGGGTGTATGATCTAATTTGGCCTTTTCTAACCGAAGCAAATGAAAAATCTGGTTGGAGATATGATTTAGATTTTGGAGAAGATTTCCAATTTACAAAATATGGATTAAATCAATTTTATGGTTGGCATTCTGACGGAGGGGGTTGTCATATGAATGCTTACAAAAGATTAATTCCTGGTGTGACGCCAAAAAATAAAAATGGAGAGTATGATTCTCATTATACATCTAATCAAAATTTAATAGGTAAAATAAGAAAAATATCTATGACTATTAATTTAAATAAACCTGGTGAATATGAGGGAGGTAATTTAAAATTTGATTATGGTCCACACGCAGAGGGAAAAAGATTCCACGAGTGTGAAGAAATAAGACCTCAAGGCTCTATTATATTCTTTCCATCATATACATATCATCAAGTCACTCCAGTGACAAAGGGTACAAGATATTCTTTAGTATTATGGATATGTGGAAAACCTTTTAGATAAAACTAAATATGAAAAAAGGAAACGAAATGGAAACAGAAAATCAAACCAAACACCCTGCCGCTAAATTCTTTGAAGAAAATGGTTGGGTAAAAATAGAAAAAGTGATTGATAGTAAAATGGCTTTTTTATTATATCATCACGTACAGTTGGCAGCAACAAGATTAACATATTTGGATAATTTTTTAGGATTTGGAAATTATAATACAGATGTGTGGGGTAGTTTTACAGATAAACAAGCACCAGGTGATTTTAGTAGATATGGTGATTTAATTTTTGACAGTTTAATGAATTTAGTATTAGGACAAATGGAAAAATATACAGGTAAAAAATTAGTGCCTACATACACATATCATAGATTATATACAAGAGGAACAGAGTTAACAAGACATAAAGATAGACCTAGTTGTGAAATATCTACTACAATGTGTTTAGGATACGATATAGATAATTTAGATAAACAAAAATATTCAAATTGGAATTGGCCTATGTATGTTGGTCCTAAAACTGGTGAATTGGGAACAAAAGGAACTCCAATAACTTTGGAACCAGGTGATATGATTATCTATCGTGGTTGTGAAGTGGAACACTGGCGTGAACCATATATTGGAAATAATCACGCACAAGTATTTTTACATTATAATGAAAAAGATGGAAAAAATCATAACGTATATGATGGAAGACCTTGTTTAGGAGTTCCAAGATTAGTTGATACATTAAAACAAAATTATAATGTAGAAGAAAAAGAAGAAGACATTTTTTTTAAACAAGAGGAAAATCAAATAGTATATTAATAAAGTGAATAAAATAGATTTTGAAAATAGAAAAAATATACCTCAAGTTTGGAATATAAGAACAATAAAAGATAATCCAATGTTTCCATTTGTTCTTATAGAAAATTGGTATACACCTGAAGAAGAAAAAGCAGTTTGGAAAGAATTAGAATATTATTCTAGTAATCCTATTGATAGAGCCGAAGGTGGTATTGTAGCGAGAGATGAAGATGGAAAAGAAAAGGGAAAACATTATAGATTTTATTTAGATAAAATTTATTCACAACAGGGAAGAGAACAATCTAATATTTTAAATTTTACATACAAACAAAAAATGTTAGAATTACATCATAAGATAAATGAATGTGGTCACTATGGAAGATCATTTTTTTCAAGTAAAAGTATTACTTCTTTTGTATCTTATTATGAAAATAATGATTTTTATAATTCTCATTATGACTCTTATCAC